GATGAAGATTTACAATACAATGACCAGAAAAAAGGAAGAGTTTGTACCGATCCGGGAAGGAAAGGTCGGTATTTATGTATGCGGACCGACGGTATATGATTATATTCATATCGGAAATGCCCGGCCGATGATCGTGTTTGATACTTTGCGCCGGTATCTGACTTATAAGGGATATGAGGTTAATTATGTATCGAATTTTACGGATGTTGATGATAAGATTATCAAGCGGGCAAATGAAGAAGGCGTTGATGCATCCGTAATATCCGAACGATATATTGCGGAAGCCAAGAAGGATATGGCGGCACTGAATGTCCAGGAAGCTACTACACATCCGCAGGCGACTCAGGAAATTCCGGATATGATAGCATTGGTAGAGACGCTGATCGAGAAGGGATATGCTTATGAAGTGAACGGAACCGTATATTTCCGGACCAGACAGTTTAAGGAATACGGTAAGCTCTCACATAAGAATCTGGATGATTTGAGAAGCGGTAACCGGGAGCTTAAGGTATCCGGTGACTCAGAGAAAGAGGATAGTCTGGACTTTGTTCTCTGGAAGCCGAAGAAAGAAGGCGAGCCGGCATGGGAATCACCATGGGGCGAGGGTAGACCTGGCTGGCATCTGGAATGCTCCTGCATGTCAAAGAAATACATTGGTGATATTATAGATATTCATGCCGGTGGTGAGGACCTGATCTTCCCACATCATGAGAATGAGATCGCACAGAGTGAGGCGGCAAACGGGACAGAGTTTGCCAGATACTGGATGCACAATGCGTTCTTAAAGATTAATAATGAGAAGATGTCTAAGTCATTGGGAAACTTTTTTACGGTTCGTGAAATCGGAGAGAAGTACCCGTTACAGGTGATCCGGTTCTTTATGCTGAGCGCACACTACAGAAGCCCGTTAAATTTCTCGGATGAACTGATAGAGGCTGCGAAGAACGGCCTGGAGCGGATTCTGACAGCCTATGATAAGATTAAAACTGTTGCAGAACATACGGAGACAGAGAGCCTGACGGAGCAGGAACAGGCACTGTGTGAGCAGATCAATGCATTTGTAAAGAAATATGAAGCAGCTATGGATGATGATTTGAATACGGCAGATGCGATTGCAGTTATTTTTGAGTTGGTAAAGCTGACGAATACAACGGTTCAGACCGGATCTTCCAAGGAGTATTGTGAGAAGGCAATGATTACGATCAAGCAGCTTTGCGATGTTCTCGGAATTGAAGTTGAGCGGGAACAGGAATTGCTGGATACGGATATAGAGCAGTTGATCGAGGAGCGACAGCAGGCAAGAAAGGATAAGAATTTTGCACGCGCAGATGAAATCCGGAATCTCCTGCAGGAACAGGGCATTGCACTGGAAGATACCAGAGAAGGTGTGAAGTGGAAGAGAATTTAATTGAGTATTTCAAAACAAATATGAATCTGCCTCACCGGGATATCCGCAGTTATTCCCCACTGGCACTGGCGTATATCGGGGATGCAGTATATGACCTGCTGATCCGGACGGAAATCGTGTCGAAGGGAAATTGTCAGGTGAATAAGTACCATCGACAGGTCAGTGCAATCGTAAAGGCGCAGGCACAGTCGGAGCTGATTCAGAGTCTGATGGAGGAACTATCGGAGGAGGAGCTGGAGATATACCGGCGTGGGAGAAATGCGAATTCTTATACCAAGGCGAAGAATGCAAGTATGGGAGAATATCATCGCGCGACCGGATTTGAAGCACTTTTGGGTTATCTGTACCTGGCCGGACGGTATGAACGGATCACAGATCTGATCAGGTGTGGCAGAGAGAAGCAGAAAGAATCATAGAAAATCAGGAGATAGTATGCGATACGAAGAATATACAATTGAAGGCAGAAATGCGGTACTGGAGGCGTTTCGCGCAGGTAAGACAATCGATAAATTATATATACAGGACGGGTGTCATGATGGAGTCCTGAATACAATTACCAGAGAAGCCAGAAAGCATGATACGATCATTAATTATGTTGCAAAAGAACGTATGGATCAGATGTCAACGACCGGTAAACATCAGGGTGTAATTGCACAGGCAGCGGCATATGAATATGCAGAGCTGGATGAGATATTTGCCAAAGCAGAAGAAAAAGGAGAACCTCCGTTTATTTTTATTTTAGACGAGATTGAAGATCCGCATAATCTTGGTGCGATCATCCGGACTGCAAATCTGGCCGGAGCACATGGAGTGATCATTCCGAAGCGGAGAGCGGCCGGACTGACGGCAACGGTTGTAAAGGCCTCTGCCGGTGCATTGAATTATACACCGGTCGTAAAGGTTACAAATATAGCACAGACAATTGAAGACTTAAAGAAACGTGGTCTTTGGTTTGTCTGTGCTGATATGAACGGGGAGACGATGTACCGCCTGAACCTTACAGGACCAATCGGACTTGTTATTGGAAATGAAGGCGAAGGGGTAAGCCGGCTGGTTCGGGAGAAGTGTGATTATATTGCATCAATTCCGATGCATGGAGATATTGATTCGCTGAATGCCTCCGTTGCAGCCGGTGTACTGGCTTATGAAATTGTAAGACAGCGGTACAATGCCTGACTCCGCCTTCGACTGAGATTAATCATTTTCTAATAATGATTTGTAAAATTCACAATAATCTTTTCGTTTATCTGCGGTGAATGCCATGGCTTCCCGTGGATGACGGTTTAACTGTCCGGTGAACATGTACTGGAGATCATATCCCCATACAACGCCGGACTCTTTTAATGGAATCATATATTTCTCAATGAATTGCAGAAGACTGTATAAACTGTATTTTGGATTTTTAAGAAAACCAAGCAGTAATTCCATGGCACAGTTTCCGGCACCACGACCCATGCCCTGAGCAGTTGCATCCAGATAAGAAACACCATAGGACATAGTCTCAATCGTATTGGCAAAAGCCAGATTCTGATTGTTATGTCCGTGGAAACCGACCTTTTTGCCCGCTTTTTCAGCATATTGCAGATAAGTACGGGCAAGTTCTGCGGCATTTTCAGGAAAGAGAGAACCATAACTGTCTACAAGATAAATAATATCTACATTTGTGGTGCAGAGCATTTCCAGAGCCTCTTCGACCTGCTTACTGTTTGCCTGGGAAATAGCCATAATATTGCAGGTGGTTTCATAACCGAGATCATGCAGGTATTCAATCATTTCGATAGCAGCCGGAATCTGATGGATGTAACAGGCTACGCGGACCATATCAATGACACTTTCACTTTTTGGTAAAAAGTCGGTCCTGAAATCACATCTTCCGACATCAGCCATGACTGCGATTTTCATATCCGAAATATTATCTCCGATGATAGAACGGATATCTGCTTCGTCACAGAATTTCCACTTTCCGAAGTCGTCAACGCTAAAAAGTGTTTTGCTGGCTTTGTAACCGAACTCCATATAGTCAATGCCGCTCTTGATATTAGTCTTATATAATTCACGGACAAATTCATCTGTAAAATTGAAATTATTGCAGAGACCGCCATCCCGAATCGTGGCATCTACAACCTTAACATCTGCACGTACACTCATTAAATTACCTTTTCGTTGTTCCATTGATTGAAATCTCCTTTAAGTATGATATATAATATAGCTGTCTGTTTTTATAATTCATCATGCGCTTTAACACATCAATACTTTAATGCGATAGTGCAATGATTCAACAGAGAGAATTCTATCACGAATGAATATGGTTGTCAACCGGGATCGATCAATAAAATGGAATTAAGTATCTCGGTGACATAAATAGATAAAGCATAATAAAGCAGAGGAGCTGGGAATGAACTACGGGAATATGACAGATGAAGAAATTATTACACTGATTCGCAGTGGAAATCATGAAGCGATGGATTATTTGTTAGACAAGTATCGAAACATGGTGAAACGGGAAAGCAGAGAGGTGTACCTGATCGGTGCAGATTCTGAGGATCTGGTACAGGAAGGAATGATTGGATTGTTTAAAGCTATCCGGGATTACGAACAGGGGAGAGACTGTAGTTTCCGGACGTTTGCCGTGCTGTGCGTAAAACGGCAGATTTGTACAGCGGTTACAAGATCCAATCGAAAGAAACACTATCCGTTAAATACGTATATATCTTTCTATTCTCAGGATAAGGCAGATGTTTCTCTGATGGATATCTTGGCAGCGGAGGAATGCAGTGATCCGGAGGCTAATCTGCTGATGCAGGAGAAACTGGGAGGAATTCTGGAGAAAATAAACACATTACTCAGCCGGTATGAACACCGGGTGCTGGAATTATATCTGAATGGACAGTCATATGGGCAGATTGCCGAAGAACTTGGAAAGAGTGAGAAATCTGTGGATAATGCGATTCAGAGAATACGGAAGAAATTGAGTACGGAGTGACGCAATGCAACCTCGCCCCTGGCGGCTCGGTTATCGCGAAACGCGAGACAGAGCTGCTCTGAATAAATTCGTCAAGAGTTTATCAGATGAACGGATCCGCGTGAAGAAGCAGTGCTTGAAGCCTTATGAAGAATTTGAATCAACTCCGGAATTGCTTCGGGTGTTAAAACCAGGCAGAGTTGCAGCTGTGCATGTGAAGGACCGGATTCTGTTCGGAAACGCGACCGGAACCGGGATGCCTACGGTTGAGCCTTTTCATGCAAGCTGTATTTCCCACTATATGAAGCATGGATTTCAGTACTTTGGAATGATTACAGTGGTTACAGATGTGGTCAGAGAGAACAATCAGACATACCGCCTTGGGTGGACAGAACAGTGCAAGGATGGTTCCAAGATGGGCGTTGGCTGTCCGGAATATATCCTGTTGTTTCGGAAGTTGCCGACGGATAAATCTACAGCATATGCGGATGATCCGGTAGTGAAGGATAAATCAGAGTATACAAGAGGACAATGGCAGCTGGATGCACATGGATATTGGAGAAGCTCCGGAGACCGACTGATCAGCAAAGAAGAACTGAAGAACGTCAGTGTTGATAAACTGCAGAAGGTCTACCGGGAATATTCAAGAAGTCATGTATACAACTATGAAGAGCATGTGAAACTGGCAAATGAGCTGGATGAGCAGGGAAAGCTTCCGGCGGTGTTCATGGTCATAGCTCCGGGATCCTGGAATGATCTGTAGGTATGGGATGATATTAACCGGATGAAGACACTGAATACAAACCAGAGCCGAAGAAGGGCACAGATGCATGTATGTCCATTACAGATAGATACCTGATATCAAACAAGGCATATAAGCTGACCGCAAATGGCAGCATACACCATGAAATTGCATTATCAAAAGTAGATGCATGGGCAGACATTGAACCGGAAGCATCGATTGATAACATTGATAAGACATTGTTTGCATATTTTAAGATGCCGTATAACAACGTGATAGACCCAACCAGTCCGCTGGGGGTGCCTGTGTTCTATAACGCGATCAATGAGCTTCGGGATCTGGATATTGCCTGGAGTCGGAAAGGTGATGAAGTAGAAGACAGTAAACATATGCTGATTGTCGGTGCTTCTGCACAGATGTCATCAAAGCAGCAGAAGATTACATTGCCGCGGTTTGTTAAGTCGCTTGATCTTGGCGGTTCCGGTCCTCTTGATGAACCGGTGCACGAGCATGTCGCAACGATGTTGACCGGTAACCGGATAGAGGATATTAACAGCATATTGTCTATGATCAGTACAAAGGCTGGTTTCTCACAGGGGGCATTTGTGCTTGACCGTAAAACAGGTATGGTGACTGCCACACAGGTGGAATCTGATGATCGGGAAACGATAGAGACGATCAAAGAAATGCGGGACAACCTGAAGGATGCATTGGAACATCTGGTATATGCAGTCAGCAAATATGCTGATCTGTATGATTATGCGCCGGTCGGGGAATATGATGTATCGTTTTCGTTCGGAGACTTAACATATTCATACGACGAGGATCGTGCAAGGCACTGGCAGTATGTACAGGCGGGGAAGTACCCATTGTACCGGTATTACATGAAGTTTGAAGGAATGAGCGAAGAAGAAGCGAGAGCACTTGTGGATGAGGCTAAGGCAGATACAGAGCAGCCAGAACAGGGATTATTTAGGTAGAATCGTTGCGACGTCGCAACAGGCAGGGGATGATGATTTATGCTGACGCCGGAATATTTATGGGATGTTGCAGATCCTGTAGTAGATATCTGGGAAGAATTGAATATAGCAATGATTATAGATATCTGTGAAAGGCTGATGAGTGCAGATCTGTATGACTTTCATCAGTTGCCCGGCACGGCTAGGTATGAAATATGGCTTGCGAACCAATACGGCCTGCACTATGAGGTTATGGCAAAGGTGATAGCAGAGTTAACAAAGAAATCCGAATCAGAGGTTAAGAATCTATTTGAAGAAGCGGGTCTGTTAACACTGGAGAATGATCAGATGATTTATGACAACCACAATATATCGCCGATTGACATCCGGAATAATAGTACATTGAGCCAGATGCTAACTGAAATGTATACAAGGACAAATGGGGAATTAAAGAATTACACCCGAACAACCTTACAGAATATGCCGGATGAATTCTATCATGCAATGGATAAGGCATATACTGCCGTGGCATCCGGCGTGGAATCATACAGTAAAGCCATATCGGATACGGTAGAAGAACTGTCAAAGGAAGGCACACACGTTACATATCCAACCGGTCATAAGGATTCCATTGACGTAGCAGTCAGGAGAGCTGTTCTGACCGGGCTTAATCAGGGAGCTGCACAGATATCCCTGCAGAATGCGATTGATAATGGATATGAATATGTCGTAGTAGATGCTCATCTGGGGGCCAGAGTGAATGATAAGAATAAAATAGCGAATCATGCCGGCTGGCAGGGAAAGATATTCAAAATTGAGGGGAAAACAAAGGACCATGGAAATCTGAAAGAAGAAACCGGATTCCCCGGAGATCCGCTCGGACTATGTGGGTATAACTGCCGGCATAACTTCTATCCATATATGCTCGGTGATCCGAATCCGTTCGAGGAGGATATACCGGATGAAAAGGAAAACCGGAAAGCATATGAGAACTCCCAGAAGCAAAGAAGCATGGAACGCAAGATTCGGGAATCAAAAAGGAATCTGATGGGATTGCAAACCTGTATAGATAACTGCCAGGATGACAAAACAAGATTCGACCTGCAACAGGAATACAATAAAAAGGCAGACCGGTTGCAGAAGCAGAATAAGGCGTACAAGGAATTCTGTGAGGAAAACGGACTGAAGACCGAACAGGAACGCTTGAAGGCAGCAGGATGGAATCGCGAAAGTGCAAACCAGGCGAGAAGTGGAGCAAAGCAGTATAAAGATGCTGGAAAGCCGGGTGCCAAGTCAGTGGGATATGGAGAAGAGGTTTACTTTGACGAGAATAAAAGTTATACTGTAAATGTACCTGAATTTTCCGAAGAGTTAAATATGGCTATATCCGGGGCTGCTAAAAAAGTAGCTGAAACTGGAAGTGAGGTAAGGTACGAATACGCATCCGTTATTGATATGGAAACGGGGGCAGAGGTTGACTTTGGAACCAGTGAGGACCATTCGAGTGTCAACAGCTATTATAAATTTCTTAGAGGGCACAAGGATGGTAAATACATCATGGTGCACAATCATAACATACATACAGGATTATCCCTTCCAGATATACAGGAACTGGAAATGTGGGAAAATATGAATGTGATTGTTTCAGTAACAAATGACGGATATATTAATGTCGCTATCTCCAATGGAGTAAGAACATCAGAATATCTGCCATTTAAATATATGGACGACAAGAAAAGATTAAGAGATATGGGTAAGAATAGTTGGGAAGTTGAACGGGAAGTAGTTCAACTGGCAGCAAAAGAATTTGTGAAAGGAGAAATTTTAGAGTATGGAGAGGGAGATAATAGATGATGCTTTGTTGTTCGAATATCCTTTTGCTAAAGAAGGCATGTTTGCCGATGACTACTGGGAAGAAAGATTATATTGGGGGATGCATCTGACAGAGGTACGGGAAGGAACATATAAGCCTATCTGGAAACAGCGAATGGGAGAGATAGGTGATGAATGTGTAAAGGATGAATTTTTCAACATAGAGTATCGTATTCTGTCAGAATTGAGGAATGCTCTCGGTAAACCGGAAGTGGATATATCTCGATTTGATGCAAAGAGCCTTAAGATAGAGGAAAAACTGTGGAGGTGTTACATCGACATGTTAGGGGATGCGGGGTATATTACAGGAGTAGTCAGCGAGCTAAACGATCAAGGAAAGATTATAATGGACTGCAGTAACATAGAAATTACACAGAGAGGTTTGGAGTACTTGCAGAAAGATCCGATCATGCAGAAAATTCATAGTTGCAAAACACAGAAGAATGAATTATAATTTTTTATAGAATTCTAATAAAGATTGCACCGGTGAATCGTAGGGAGCGATAAGTTTGAGAGTATTCTGGTATCCCTGTCCACGTTGCGGTTATCCGAAGATGTTAAAGGTCAGGTCAGATACGAGACTTGTTAACTTCCCCGGATACTGTAAGCGATGCAAGCAGGAGAGTATTATAACTAAATACGAAGAGGAGCCAGAGCCAGAAAGAGCCAGAGCCAATTAGCAGACACGTGAAGTGATGTTGCTAGTTGGCTCTTTTTCATTTCTTGTTTTCTCCCCCTCACAAGAAAAGGCGCCACAGCAGGGAAAATCAGATAACCTCCGTCTGATAACCGGGTTCGATTCCCGGTCTGTGGACTACCTGGCACAGGGTTTAATGTGCAGATCCTATTACCGCTGACGGAGCGGTTAAGAAGTCACGTAGAAAGGATTGTAGCAGAATGGTGAATATTGAAGAAATCTTGAAGACGAACAACGTCACTGTAACAGATGAGCAGAAGGCGGCAATCGTAAAGGCTGTAAAAGAAAATTATAAGACCATAAGTGAGTTCGATAAGAAGGTTGAGAAGCTGGAGACCGAACGGGATGGCTATAAGGAACAGTTCGAGACAGCCACAGAGACCTTAAAAGGCTTTGATGGCATTAAGCCGGAAGAACTGCAGGCAGAAGTGGCAAAGTATAAGAAGGCTGCTGAAGAGAAAGAAAAGGAGTTTAAGCAGGAGCTGGAGAAGAGAGATTTTTCAGATGCTCTTGAAAAGGCTATCGGAGATTATAAGTTTTCATCCGAGTATGCTAAGAAGTCTGTTATGGAAGAAATCAAGGGAGCAGGCCTGAAACTTGTGGATGGTAAGATCATCGGATTAAACGATATGATGGAAGCCATCAAGGGGAAAGATGCATCCGCTTTTGTGGATGAGAAGCAGCAGAAACTTGAACAGAGCCGGGCGAAATTTACGAAGCCGGCGGGACAGAGTAAGGACGGTACAAAAATCAGTATGTCCGAGCTTATGAAGATGAAGAATGAGAATCCGGACATGGATATCTCACAGTACATGGAGTAAAGAAAGGATGATGAATCATGGCATTATTTGATGCAAAGAATTTCAATGGTGAAGTATTCGGAGCTTATGTTGACCGGGTGCCGAACCTGAATAGAAATGAACTGTTAAAGAGCGGAGCTGTGGTGGAAGCACCGAAGTATGCAACCATGCTCCCAGATCAGGTGGGAGGTAACTATATTACCGTTCCGATTAAGGCGCGTATTGGCGGCACAGCGAGCAACTATGACGGAAATACCAATATTGGCACATCCAGCAGAAAGACATACACACAGGGCAGAATTGTGGTCGGCCGTGCAAATGGATGGACAGAAAAAGATTTCTCTGCTGATATCTCCGGTGAAGATTTCATGCCTGCAGCGGAAGAAGTAGCGGAATACTGGGATGATGTGGATCAGAATACACTTCTGGCGGAGATGAAAGGTATCTTTGCTATGACAGGCAAGGAGAACCTGAAGTTTGTAGATGGTCATACCTATGATATTTCGAAGACTTCCGGAGATGCAGGCAAGTTTGGCGAGACCACATTAAACACTGCTCTGCAGAAAGCCTTGGGCGATAACAAGTCGAAGTTTAGCCTTGCAATCGTTCATTCCGTTGTAGCAACCGGATTGGAGAACCTGGATCTTGTTGCATATGGAAAATATACAGATGACCAGGGCATCCAGAGAGATGTGACACTGGCTACATTGAATGGCCGGTTGCTGCTGGTCGATGATAACATGCCGACAAAGGAGGTTGCACCTGCCTATGCGGCATCTACCGATACATCTGTACAGGCAGGCAAGACCTACTATACAAAGTCCGGCACAACTTATACTCCGGTGGCAGCTCCTACCGGCGATCCGTCAACATCATCTTACTATGAGATGACTGCAGAGGGATATACAGAGTATACGTCATATGCCTTTGGTAACGGCGCATTCGAATATACGGACTGTGGAGCTAAAAAGCCTTACTCTATGTCAGTGGACGAAGGAAAGAATGGTGGAGAAGAGACTATGTGGAGCAGACAGAGAAAGATCTTCTCACCTTGGGGTATTTCGTTCAAGAATACCGGTATCATTTCACCGACTGACGAACAGCTTGCAACAGGATCCAACTGGGAGCTGGCAAACAGCAATGAGAGTGGTACTCCTGAGTATTTCCCTCATAAGGATATTGCAATCGCAAGAATTATTACTCGGGGGTAATTAAGTCATGGGATATGCAGATTACGATTTCTATAAAACTGAATACTATGGTGATCTTCTGACACCAGAAGAATTCAATCGGTGGAATGAACGTGCGAGCCGGTGGCTTGACGCTGAGACCGACAGAAGACTTATATCTGCATATCCGAATGATGAGTATACCGATAGTCAGATAAAGCTGTGTGTGTGCGAATTGGCAGAAAAGATGATGGAAACGCAAAAGTACCTGTCCGCAAGTGCCATTTCATCTACCGGAACATCCGGTATGGTGAAGTCTAAGTCAGCCGGTAGTGAAAGTATCACGTATGCGACAGGAGAGACTGTATATGCGTCTGTAATCAAGGATGAACGAAGCAAACACGGATTCTTCTATGCGACTGTTGCAAGCTATCTGAATGGCTTAGAGGATGCAAAAGGCATATGCCTGTTATATAGGGGGATGGAATCGAATGTTTAACGATACGGTAACAATATTTAATCTATATAACGAAACATGGTATCCAACGGTGCTGCAGGGCGTAGAGGTACAGGAGGTGATCGGCCGGACAGAAAGCAAAGACGGAAGTTCACCAAATAATGTCTGCTCACTGCATATTCCTGAAAGCCTTATCGGCAATTATCGCAGGCCTAAAGAGTATACAGGAGAAGGGTACACACTTCAGGAAGGTGACTTTTTTGTGATAGGTGATTTCAGCAGTGAGTTAATCAATGAAAATGATTATGTGACCGGATATGCAACGTATATGAAAGACACATACGATGGAGTTTACAACATAAATTCGATCGGTATCTATAAGGTGATTCCGCATATTGAGGTGAGCGCATCATGATAGTGAATTCTACTGTCGGAAATGTAAATCTTAAGATCGATACAAAGGAATTTGATAAGAATTTTAAGAAAGCGCAGGCATATCTGGATAATCGGGTATTGACTGATTCCAGTGCACATACGCCGAAGCAGACGAATGTTTTAAGAGCGAGTGGTATCAAGCATACACGTCTTGGAAGTGGTACGGTCTGCTGGAGTACGCCATATGCGCATTATCAGTATGAAGGCCGTGCAATGGTTGGTAAACAGTCAAGACGGGCCTGGGCGCGTAAGAGAGAACCTAAGGTATACAACGGAAAACATTTAACCTATTCGCAACCGAGTGCAAGGGCAAAGTGGTTTGAGGTGGCAAAAAAGAAGTTTCTGGATAGCTGGGTGAAAGGGGTGAAGAAGATAATTGGCGGAAGTTAAGAAAGAGAAATTAAGCAGTGAAGAGCGAAAAACAGCCATGATGGCTATATTCGAACTGGTTGGGCAGTATCCCGGAATCAAAGAGCTTCCGGTTATCTTTGAAGACTTTGACAAAAGCAAAGGAGCATCTGTTGCTGTATTCTCCGAACCTGGGGCTTATATTAATCGAAAGTTTATTACCGGTGGCTTTGAGGGCGTAGTGCCATTCTCCGTAGTATATCGGGCAACTCCGAAGCTGAGTAAACAGAAGATTAACATGATTGCCTGGCTGGAAGAGCTTGCGGACTGGTTACAGAATGAAGCAGAATACCCACTTCTGACAGGTGGTGGAACAATAGAGATGATAGAAGCTACTACGGTTGCATCAAAGGATATGTCGGATAGTGCCGGCGAGCATGATTATGTAATCGTATTTGATATGAGATATAGAAAGGAGTAACAACATGGCAGGAGAGAAGTTAGAGCGTAAATATCTGGCGCATTATATTGATTCAGCGTTTAACGGAAAGTCGGCTGCATATGTTCGTCTGGGTGTTGACTTAGAGGAATACACAGTTGAAATGAATCCGGATGGAGAATCATCAAAGAACATTCTTGGAGAATCCAGATATAATCTGAAGGGTTATGAACCACAGGGTACGGTTGATCCGTATTATGCATACGAAGGTGATGCGTTATTCGCACAGCTGAAGAAGATCATTGATGAGAGAGCAACGGGAGCGGCTACACAGACTACGGTAGTAGATGTGATGTTAAGTGCATCCGGAACCGTAACAGATGCGTACAGAGAAGATGTGATCGTTGTGCCGACAAGCCTTGGTGGTGATACATCGGGAGTATCCATCCCGTTCGAAGTGCATTATGCAGGCAATCGTACAAAGGGCACGTTCGATATGTCAACGAAGACATTCACACCGGCAACGGATGCGGCGTAGAGAAGTACATGGCAGGATTTGAAATAGAATCCTGCCTTATTTACAAGGAGGTATAGGAAAAGATGATAGAAGTAAAAGCAAAAACAAACGTGGAGAGAATGCGGATATTAGATGAACATGATCGGGAGATTGGAATCCTGACGTTTTATCCTACCGACTTGAATCTTCCGTCAAGAATTGACTCAGGAACGAAAGAGATAGAACAGATTCTTGAATCTGCAAAAGAAATGGCGCAGAGCATGGAAGAGAAAGAGTTTCTTGCAGAGGTTCCGGCGATTGATTCAAAGTTAAAAGAACAGCTGAACTATATTTTTGATACGGATATCAGTGCAGTATTTGGCGGTACGAATCTGCTGACGCCTACCACAGAAGGATTTCTGATCGAGGGTATTATGGATGCGGTGCTTCCGGCTATTAAGGAGTGCATTCAGAAGGCAGCAGAGAGAATGGAGAGTAAAAAGGATAAATACCTCGGGGATTACAAGAAATGATAGGCAGATTGCCAAAGAAACTAACAATACACGGAATTGAATATGATATCCGGAGTGATTTCAGAGACTGCTTGAATATTTTTCAGTGCCTGTCAGATCCGGATTTTACATATCAGGAAAAGATAGATGTCATGCTGCGGATACTGTATGTAGACTGGGAGCGTATACCGGAATCGGATATAGAAGAAGCCGTGGAACAGGCTATATGGTTTCTGGATTGCGGAGAAAAGCGGTCTGATAACGGACAGCATAAACCGGCGGTAATATTGTATGACTGGGAGCAGGATGAACAGTTAATATTCGCAGCGGTCAATCATGTCGCCGGAAAAGAGCTTCGGGAATGTGATTACGTGCACTTCTGGACGTTTATCTCTTATTTCCATGAAATCGGTGAAGGATTATTTTCAACTGTGATCCATATCCGGGAGAAGAAGAGAAAAGGAAAACTGGACAAATCCGAGAAGGAATTCTATCAAAAAAATAAAGATCTGATTGATATTAAAAAGCGGTATTCCAAAGAGCAGCAGGAAGAGATGGACCGTATTAATGCGATACTGAATGGGTGATGAACTATGAGTGAATATGATGGCAGCGTAAAAATTGATACTGAAATGGACACGGACGGCTTTTATGCGGATATAAAAGAGATGTCTGATCAGGTTGCAACCTTAAGTAAAGCAATCAAAGATGCAAAAGAACAGGTTCAGCAGGTGGAATCAGCTGCTAAGAATCTGCAAAATACGGATGTTTCCTCGGGTATGAAAAAGGTGGAAGAGGCGGCCAAGAATACCGGAAAAGCAGTTGAAAAGGTAAAAGAAGGTACAGATGCTGTTGGAAAGAATACTGCGATGTCAGATGATTATGTCAGTGTATGTGAGACTCTCGATAAAGTTGGAAGCAGATTAGAACAATTGTCCGAAAACCAAAGGGGTATTACAGCTCAGTTTGATTCATTGAATTCTGTACTTGAAGATACCAGAAAGCAACTTCAACAGGTAGAATCTGTTGTAAATAATTTGCAGAACACGGATGTATCTGCAGGCATGGATGGTCTGGAGAGTGCAATCAGCGGTATCAAAGCAGATATTAAGAAAGTCAAAGCGGACGTGGCTACACTGGAGACCGAACATCCTGGGGAACCGGCAATTCCCGGAAGACCGATGAGACCAGAGGAAACAAGCGTATGGGTAAATACAGAAGCGGACAAAGCTGGAATCTATGACGGTATCAAAAATATGACATCAAAGACGGCTGCACTGAATAATGAAATAAAAGAGATTCAACAGCAGATTCAAAAGGTAGAAAGCGAGATTGAAGGGTTACAGAACATGGATCCTTCTGCTGGTGTCAGAAAGCTGGAGAGTGCAATCAAGGACACCGAATTGGCTATAGAAAAAGTGAAAGCCGATATGGATACGATAGATAACACACCTGTTATGACAGAAGACTATAAATACATGAGTGATAGCTTTGAAAAAGCAAGGGTAAAGCTTGAACAGTTACTTGATAGAGAAGCTAAAATGAAAGAACTGGGAAAGACAAATTCGGCATCATGGAAATCACTGCAATATGACATTGCGAATGCGAGGAACGTCATGAATTATATGGCCGGTGATATGGAACTCATGAGATCAAACGATGAGGCATTTACTGTTGATTTGGCAGCTATGGAGCAGAAGCAGGCAGAGCTGGATCGGTTAAATCTGAAGTTGTCCGAATATGAACAGAAGCTTGATGAAGTAAGACAGAAAGAAGCACAGACCAATGCTGGGAAAATGCAGGCAAAACAGGCCCAACTTGATAAGTTAAATGGGAAACTGAAGGTATACAATCTGAAACTGCAGGAAGCAAAGAAGAAAGAAACCGGTATGACCTCCCAGGTTGGAAAGATCAAGAAACTGTCAGCATCGTTGAGTAAGCTGGTACATAGCGCCGGTTCTGCCGGAAAAGGCTTTACCGGTATCGGTGGGTTGCTGAGCAGTTTTACCGGCAGGATAGGTAATCTGGCATTATCAGCCATGGTATTCAATGCAATCAGCCAAGGATTAACTAAGATCAGACAGGAGATGGTGAGCTGTTTACAGACAGACACTCAGTTCAGTAGCAGCCTTGCACAGATAAAAGGAAATCTGTATACGGCTTTTTATCCAATCTATTCCTATGCGCTTCCTGCTATTAATACGTTGATGGCCGGACTGGAACGTGCGACCGGTTCAATAGCTATGTTTACTTCGAAGTTGTTTGGGACTACCGTTGGGAAGAGCCAGGCATCTGCGAAGGCATTAAGAAAGCAGGCGCAGGCAATCGGTGGAATTGGTGATGCAGCAAAGAAAGCATCCAACAATTTATCAGATATAGATGATATGCACATTCTTACAGATAATAAGGATACATCCGGAGGCGGAAGTGGTGGAACAAATACTGATCCAGGCGTCAGTTTTGGTGAAATTAAGACAGATCCGAAAGTTTTGGAGTGGCTTGATAAAATGAAGGCGAAGTTTCAGCCGTTAACGGAAGCAATCCAAAGGCTGATAGCTGCAGCAAAGCCACTCGCCGGACCATTCCTAATGGGTTTTATCGACGGTTTAACAGATTTGATCACGTCTGATGCGGCTGTCGGCATCATAAATTCAATAGCTGAAGCTCTTGAGAATATGGATCCGGAAGATGCATATGCAATTGGAAAGGCCATTGGTGATATAGCTGCGGCATTAGGTGTTATTGCGGGAATCACAGGTATTGGAGCGCTTGTGACTTCCTTGGGTTCATTATGGGAAATTCTTCTTCCAATGCTTACGTTCGTAGGCGGATGGCAGATAGGGACTGGGTTGTACGAGCTGATTACCGGTGAGTCCGTGGATATGACCATGTGGGAGGAACTGGATGAAATATTCGGTACGTTGATTAATGATTCAGGGACGTTTTTTGATGGCCTGGGCTGGATGGCTTATGATGCGATTAAGGGTCTTGCAGAAGATATAACCGGAGAAGCAATGCCAAGCTGGCAGGAGTTTAAGGACGGGATCGCAAAAATCTGGGGCGAGAGCGGGATAGCTGGTATCATAGCGACTACATCAGCGGGTTTTCTAAAACTTATGGGCGCTGATTCTGACACAATAAAGAAGATAATGAATGCTGCAAAGCTGGTTCATGAAAAATATAAAAAAGCCTTTGGCCAAGGCGGAATTAAAGGGGTATTCCGGCAATTCGGACAGGATTGCCTTACAATTATTCAGTTTCTGGGAAATAGCATAAAAACATTCTTTCAGAACCAAATCAACAAGATAAAGACATTCTTTATCGATGTAGGAACCAATGTCGGAAATACGGTGAGAGACGCATTTGCTGCAGCTGTAAACGGTATCTTTTCAACGATAGAAAGTCGGATTAATGGATTTATTAATGCGATTAATGCAATTCGTATCCTGATCAATAAGATCCCGGGTGTTAATCTGGCAAGGGTACAGACAGTGTCATTGCCGCGATTGGCTACCGGTACTGTAGTACCGGCAAATTACGGAGAGTTTCAGGCAATCCTGGGTGATAATAAGCGGGCACCCGAAATTGTATCGCCGGTGCCAACTATGAAGCAAGCAGTCAGAGAGGTTCTGAACGAGACCGGAAATTCTGGAAAACCGATTGTGATACACAATTATGTAACGCTTGACGGCAAGGTAGTATATAAGACGGTTGTTGAGTATAACAACAAGGAAATAGATAAGACCGGAAACAGTCCGCTGTTTGCATAAAGGAGTGGTATAAATGGCAAAATGGAAACCTGAATTAATTATAGAGGGAATAAGTCTACCTATCCCGGAAGATTACTCTCAAACGATATCAGACCTTTGTTCATCAGACAGTGAGCGGAACCTGCAGGGCAAGGCCGTAAAGGTTGTAGTTGCTGTTAAATCTTCCGTTCCGCTTAAATTTCACAATGTGGAATGGAGTAAGGCAGCGGCTCTGTGTAAAGCAGTAGATGGAAAGAATAAGATTTCAGGCAAGATCATGGACGTGAGACAGCCGTATAAGCTTGTTGACGTTGAAATCTATGCAAATGACAGAGTCTGTACGCCGTCTAAATTTGATACAGATGGAAAGGTATACTGGGATATTGAATTTAAGGAGATTGAATTGTAATGTGGGCTGTTACAGTAACGTGCAAAAGCACATTAGAAGTAATTACATATGGTGAATCAGCCATATTGGAATCCGGAATAGAATTTGATGATAGCATTGGAACCTCGGATACCTTTGCGGTTGGAGCCTGTGTGTCCAGGGAATGTAAGATACGTGTGGCTGACAGTCTTGCTCATGCAAATGATTATTATCATGCGGAAGTTGTTGTTAAAAAGGATAATGAGATTATTGGAACATTTGTCTGCTATGATCCGGAGTTGAAAGATGGAATACTGACATTGGCATGTTACGATTATATGATCTATACAAACCAGGCTGTTACAGAGAAAATCACAGGAAAAACATTTGGAGCTATAGCACAGGCGGTATGTACTGCATGCGGGTTGGAACTTGCCAGTGGATCATTTGCCGGCGCAAATATTCAACGCTCAATGCCGAAGGATACAAGCGAATTGACATATAGGGATATTCTTTCGTATATCGCTCAGGCAACGTGTAACTTTGTCAAGATTAACAAAGCCGGTAAGGTTGAATTTACGTGGTTTAATACAGCTATGACACATGCATATGGCGGTATATTCGATGAAGGAACACCAAGCTATCGAAGCGGAGAGCATCTGTATGGAGGGACTTTTCAATATTCGATTCCGGCCAGCGTTATGAATGGTGGAACATTTACTGATATGGCAGGGTACGTGACAATATTTGATCCGTTCAGTCTCGATGTTGGGACCGATACGATCGAAATTACAGGAGTATCTGTTAAAAATGGTGATGATTCTTATTTGGCAGGCAGTAACGATTATGCAATATCAATCGAGGATAATATCTTTACATCTGCAAAAGAGGAGGATACTGCGGATTTTATAGCCTCGAGATGTGTTGGAATGACATTTCGAACATTTTCAGCAAGTATTATGGAGAATTTAGATATTTGTACCGGAGACTGCGTGTATATTATGGATGCATTAATGAACACCTATATGGGATATGTTACATCCGTTAAATATACGATTCATGGAAAAACAGAGATAGCATGCGAGGCGGCTACACCTGTTCGGCAGGAAATGAAAGGGACATCCATTGCTACAAAGTTCCTGACACGGGCAGAGCGGGGGATGGACAGAAAAATACAGACGTATGATCAGACTGCACAGAATATGACGTCTCTGATATCGCAAGGATTCGGATTATATACGACGACAGTGACGGATGAAAATGGGGCGGTAAAACAGTATCTGCACGATAAGCCAACCCTGAAGGAATCATCGATAGTATGGACCCGGACGGCAGAGGGACTGATGGTTTCAAAGGATGGTATGACCAGCTGGGCAATCGACAGTAATGGAAATGCATTGTTCAACGTATTAACAGCACATGGCATCAATGCTGACTGGGTACACATCGGTGGCCAAGGAAACGGAGATGGGCAGCTGGTAGTTAAGGATGCATCCGGTAAGACAATCGTGCTTATAAATAACGCAGGCATCACTATGGCAGACGGTACAAGTTTAATTAATGCATCCGGAGTTTGTGGTGATCTGACATTCTCCTCAGGAGGAACACCGTTTGATCTTGGCTGGACGGGTAACGTGATCATAAGTGCAGAATCGATGGTAAAACGAGAAGTATTCCTCCAGGCAATGATACCGGAAAATTATGTGATTACATCCGCAGTACTAATAGTGTCAACCTGTGGTACTGTTTGGGAAAATATCATGGATACCGGTTCCTCTTCCTCTGGCAGCCCGAGTTATTCAAGTTGTAATGGATATTCAAGAGGAATAAAAGCTTATATAGGAGCAGGCCAGATATTTAAATCAGCATCCTGGGATGGTGAATACACGTATGGATCAGCTGGAACGTTCACTCAGATAGTATCCGGAGGCTTTACAGCGGCCGGTGTAAATGGAACTTCCGGCACAACTCCCAAACAGATAAAGAGTAATGATATAAAGTCAATGCTGTCATCAGGATTGAATACTATAAAAATTACTGTAGATGATTTCTCTGGAACTACAAACAGAAGCTATGCAATCCGGACAGGATCAGCAACAGCTTTATTAAATGTAAAAGGATATACAAAAAACTAAAAGGATGGTGATATGTAATGGCTTTACAGATGAGACATGGCCTGGAGAAGGATTTTCTTCCAGACAGGATGGTTCCCGGTGAAATGGCGGTAACTACGGACTCTAAAAAGATATTTGTCACATTCGCTCCCGGTGACTGCAAACGAATGTCAACATACGAGGATATGGAAACAGATCTGAAAGAAGTGAGAACTCTTGCAGATGCAACAAGTGAGAAGGCAACGCAGGCTACTGCAGCAGCGAATACAGCTACATCAAATGCGCAAGCTGCGCAGACAGCCGCAGAATCGGCACAGGCAGCGGCAGATCAGGCAGTAGCGGTGACAGGAGTCGGTATTGCAACAACATCAAATGCTGGAATTGTTAAGCCTGATGGAAATTCTATTGTAGTTGACACGGATGGAACAATATCAACGAAATATTATGCTGAACAGGTATCTGACAATGGGTTTACGGCTGTATTCATAAAGCAGGGCAATATAGTTCTTGTATATCTGAAGAGACCTGGGGCAAGTGGGAGTACAGAGGAAGATATTCCATTTAATACATACACGGATATCTTGACAATTCCGGAGGAATACAAGCCTATCGCATCAGAAGTACATTATACGAATTTCAATGGTTCTCTAGTAGGACAGATTGGTATGGCTGTGGCATCTGATGGGTCGTATAAACTGCGAATAGGGTATTTCCGTAAAAATGGTAATAGTACAAATCTAAGCCCGTCCGAAAGCGTTTATACGCATTTCTCATATTTTTGCAAATAAGGAAAGGGGATGGATAGGATGACAGAGGCAATCATTACCGGAGCGGTGGCAATCATCGTCTGTATGCTGAATAACTTATATCAGAACAAAGCGGTAAGAAGTCAGCATGACAAGACAATAGCGTTGATTGATTATAAGCTCGAACAGTTAACGCAGAGGGTCGATAAGCACAACAGTGTAGTTGAACGTGTTTATCATCTCGAGGAAAGAACAGAAGTACAGGAAGAACGCATTAAGGTAGCAAATCATCGCATTGATGATTTGGAAAAAGAAAAATAGAAAGGGTAAAGGTGATTTTATGATGGAAGTATTATTGAATTATGTAAAACCGGAACTGGTAATTTTAGCGGTAGCGCTGTATCTGGTCGGTTTGGGACTGAAAAAGACGGAGTTCATAAAGGATAAATATATCCCTGCGACGCTCGGCTTGATTGGCGTGGCACTTGCAGCATTGTACGTACTTGCTACATCCCACTTTTCCGGTGCGTCAGATATCCTGATGGCGGTATTCACATCGATCATCCAGGGGATTCTGTGCGCCGGCCTGAGCACCTATGTTAATCAGATGATTAAGCAGCTAAGCAAGAATGAATAAAACGAGGTGACAGGTATGGATATCATTAAAAGATTTGTTTCAAAAGAAAAATATGCAATCAAATGTCCGTATACCTTAAGCCCGATCGGGATTACAGTGCATAATACGGCCAACTCGGCCAGTGCGGCGAATGAGATTGCATACATGGCCGGAAATGATAAAGAGACATCGTATCATTTCGCAGTAGATGAGAAAGAGATCATTCAGGCACTCCCGCTTGACCGGAACGGCTGGCATGCCGGAGATGGAGCGACCGGCTCCGGAAACAGGCGGACGATTGCCATTGAAATATGTCGGAGTACATCCGATGATCTGAACCTGTTCCTTCAGGCGGAGAAAAATGCAGCGTGGTTGTGCGCATCGCTCTGTATGCAGAATGGATGGACGACAAAGGATATATATACTCATAAGCACTGGTCAGGTAAGAACTGCCCACATAAGACGTTAGAGCTTGGCTGGGACAGATTTCTG